ATTGTCAATGGTGGAGGCGGAGGCGGTGGCGGATATGTGCCATATTCAGGCGCATTGCAATCTGTAAATTTGGGTGAATGGGGATTGACAACAGGATTTGTTTCATTTGATACAACACCAACAGGAATACCGACAACAGCCGGAACAATGTCATGGAATGATCAGGATGGAACGGCAGATTTAAAATTAAAAGGTGGCAATGTAACATTGCAGATTGGTCAGGAACAGGTTTTGCGCGTTGTAAACAAAACAGGTGCAACATTATCCGAAGCGGATTTTCGTGCAGTTCGTATTCGATCAGTTGCCGAAGGTGGCGCACAGGGCCAAAGATTAGCGGTTGTATTGGCGCAAGGTGACAATGATCCGGATTCAGCCACAACAATTGGTTTAGTTACTGAAAGCATTTTAAATAATGAAGAAGGATTCATCACAACATCCGGTGAAGTCAAAAAGATTGACACCACAGGTGCCAAATCATATGGTGGTTTAGAAACATGGGTTGATGGTGATGTTTTGTATTTATCACCAACACATCCGGGTTATTTAACCAAGGTAAAACCACAGGCACCGGATCACACAATTATTGTTGGATGGGTTGTTTATGCGCATGCAAATAATGGAAAAATATTTGTCAAGGTTGACAATGGGTATGAATTAGATGAATTACACAATGTAAAAATCACAACACCTGTTGATAAAGATTTTTTAGTTTATGATTCTGTTGAACAGGTTTGGGAAAATCGTGATGTTTATGGTACAGCAAAATATTTGCCTGTTTATAATGATTCATTAATATTAAAAAATTCATTATTATATGATAATGATACAAATGTCATAATTGGTGGAATAACACCATGGAGTGTGGCTGATAGATTATCAATCAAAGGTGGTGGATTATCAGTTGATGAAGCATATGGCATAAAATTTAGTACAAATCAGGTTTTATTTAGAAATAACACCACAGGCGAATTTAAAATTGGATCAGATGTTGCAAATGATTTCACAACATTTTATGCTAATAGTGTTGAAAGGATGCGATTATCAGCATCCGGATATTTGGGAATCGGTTTGACATCACCAACACAGCCATTGCATGTGAAAGGGGTTTTGGCATATCCAAAGATTATCATTGACAACAACAGCACATCCGGAGGTGGCGCGTTTAGTGCATATCAGAATGGCACAGAAACGGCCAATTTTGGAATATCAGGTGCATGGCTGTTGGATAGTTCATCGGATGTCGCAATCGTTGCCACAAGGGCCGGGAAAGGTATTCAATTTTACACGAATGGATCCACATCCGAAAAGATGGGCATTAATTCGGATGGTAATGTATTTATTGGCCAAACACCAACATATGTTGCCGGTGCAACACAATTGATTGTTCGTGGTAAAACAGGTGCCGGATATGTTGGTGTAAATCATTATGACATGTCAATTAAGGGATCAATGAATACCTTTAATTCCGTGTTTCAAGTTGGTACATCAACATTTCATTCGGTTGCAGTTATTGTGGAGGATATTGAACGCGCGCGATTCAATTCAGGTGGCCGGATGTTATTGGGTACAACAACAGACAACACGGTTGACATATTCCAAGCCAATGGATCAATCATTGCCACAGCAATAAAGAAAACAGGCGGAACATCATCACAATATTTGATGGCTGATGGATCTGTTTCATTAGGGCCATCATTAGCCGGATATGTGCCAACATCGCGGACATTAACAATCAACGGAACATCCTATGATTTAAGTGCGGACAGATCATGGACAATTGCCACAGGATCAGGAACGGTGACATCCGTATCTGCAACGGTACCAACAGGATTTGCGATTTCAGGATCACCAATTACGACATCGGGAACATTAGCAATCACATTTGCATCCGGTTATTCATTGCCAACAACAATCAAGCAATCGAATTGGGATGATGCATACACATGGGTTGCAGGATTTCCAAGTCAAACAGGGAATTCAGGTAAATTTTTGACAACAGATGGATCAACATTAAGTTGGTCAAATGTTGTTTTGGGTGTGACATCATTTAACACACGGACAGGTGCAATCACATTATTATCCGCAGATGTCACAGGTGCATTGGGATACACACCGGTGCCAACAACACGGACATTGTCAATAAATGGCACATCATATGATTTGTCAGCGGATAGATCATGGACAATTTCAGCCGGTGCAAATTCACGAAATGTTTCTACATTCACAGCCACAGCAGGCCAAACGACATTCACAATCACAGGTGGTTACACACCAAATTTAGTTGATGTTTATGTCAATGGCGCGCGTTTAAATGCCAATGATTATGTGGCAACATCAGGCACATCGGTTGTTTTAAATATTGGTGTTGTTGTCAATGATATTGTTGAAATTGTCAATTATATTGCATCAGCAAGTGCATCAATTTCGGGATCAGGTACAAATGGATATTTAACTAAATGGATTGGAACAAGTGTTGTAAATAATTCTTTATTATTTGATAATGGAACTAATATTGGCATTGGTACAATTTCGCCGGCATACAAATTAGATGTTGTTGGTGACATAAATATATCGGGAACATTCCGGGTAAATGGTGTTGCATTTACAGGTGGTACATCAATAAATGGAACAGGTTTTGTAAAAGCAAATGGAACTACTATTTCATATGACAATAGTACATATACACCTACAAATGGAACAGGCGCAACAGGAACTTGGGGAATCAGTATTACAGGTAGTGCAGGTACTCTTGGCGGTGTTGCTTTATCAAGGTTTGTGTATGGTGATAATGCAACAAAAACAAGCACATTCAGCAATGCAAGCGATGCTATGTCATCGGGATTTTACAATGCTTATGGTGCATCAAATATGCCATCAACGGATTGGTATCATTTAATAACTAATAGGCATACAAATGAAGGTAATAATTTTCAGCTTCAAATAGCAGGTGGATTTTTTGATGGGAATGTTTTTACACGAAAGGTAATGGGAAGTTCGGGATCTGTAACATCTTGGGCAAGATTATTAAACTCCGTTGTTGATGTTTATGCATCAAATATGAATCAATATGTTAGAACAACAGATGCAGTTACATTTGATTCAAATCGAACAAAAATGGTGCATATTAATGCACAATCTGAAAACCGTGGACATCGTATTTATTCGCGAACTATGGATGTAAATTCATATACTACATTGACAAATATGCGATTTACTGTTGCAGCAGGTAACAATGTACAATTTCAATATGAATTAACTTTTCATGCAACAAGAACAACATCAGGCAATCCCGCTGAAATTTGGTATTTACGATATACAGGTGGCATTGCATTTGATACATCAAGGAATCCAAATGAACGGTGGTGGGATTTAAGAGAGCAGGCAGGAAATGGAATTGCAGGTGTTGGCCGTTCAAATAACACAGGATATTTTGACATTACTAATTCAGCATTTGACAGCGGATGCAGATTGACATGCATTGTTAAAATAACATGTAATAATTGGGATGCCGTAACAGTAACATTTCCATAATATGATAAATTTTACATACAAAATAGTTTCAAATAATGTTTCACCAAAGGAAGGTGAGATGTATTTAATAATAACATCAGCATGCATGCAGATTACAGCATCAACAGCAGATGGATTTATTGAAACAATGACAAGCCAATTTGATTTTCCGGCACCAAATCCGGCATCATATACACCATTTAATGATGTTACTGAACAAATGATGATTGATTGGATTTTGGAATTATATATAAATATTGTTGAACAAATTCAAAATACATTATCAGATGAAATTAATATTGATATTGCAAACAATATTATTGTAAATCATCCATTACCTTTTTAATATATGTCAAAAAATACAGATTTATCGGAGTTAATAAACTATGTGAAAGGTAAAACCACAGGGCAATTGGTGGCACCATCATACACAAGTTCATCATCATTTACAGGTACATTGGCAGGTTATTTGGGTTTTGATTCAAGTGGAAACATTTTATCAGCATCAGCACCATCAGCGCAATGGATTACAAGTGGATTAAATATTTATTACAACACAGGAAATGTTGGCATTGGAACGACAACACCAAATGCAAAATTAGAAATAAGTAATTCAGCAGATTTATTTTTAAATTTAACGCGGGCCGGAGTTGGTACATGGGGCGCAAATGTTACATCATCAGCAAATTTATTTTTAACAAATAGATTTGGAACAAATGTTTTTCAAATATCTGATAATGGTAATGTTGGTCTTTCTAATTCATCACCGGCATACAGGTTAGATGTTGCAGGTGACATTAATATCACCGGATCATTCCGCGTAAATGGTACACCAATTGGAACAGGTGGTGGTGGTGTTTCCGGATCAGGAACAGCAAATTATTTGTCCAAATGGTCATCATCAACAGGAATTACAAATTCGCAGATTTTTGATAATGGATCACAGATTGGTTTTAAAACGAATTCACCATATTATGGATTTGATTAACAATTAGCCACATCAATTAGATTAGGTTATTTCATCGGATCAATTGATGGAACAGATAATGCACCGGCATTTATTGCACACAATGGCACAGGTATTGTTTCGGGAACAATTCCAATGGGATATTCGGCATCAAAATTTGTGTGGTATATCGCTACGGAAGAAGCATTTCGTGTGACAGCATCGCGCCAATTATTGGTTGGAACATCATCAGGTGTCACAGGTGGTGGTATTATGCAGGTAAATGGAGATGTTAACATTTCCGGATCATTCAAAATTAACGGAACAGCAATTGGTGGTGGAGGCGGTAACATGTCAGGATCAGGATCAGCAGGTTATTTTGCAAAATTTGATTCATCAAATTACATTGTAAATAGTGCATTATTTGATGTCGGATTTAATGTGTGGTTAAATTCAACAGGATACACATTGATCGGCGCACCATCAAAAGGATACCATGTTTATGATACAACATCGGCCGGAATTACATTCAAAACAAATTCATCGAATTATGGTGCATATGTGAAAAGAACACAGGCAAATAATACGATGGACATTTATAACGATGTATTTTTAAACATCGGTGCCAATACCAATTCAAATGCCATTTTCGTTTCAGGATCCGGTGTTTCATTAGGATCCACAACATTGGATTCAGGATATGGATTACAATTGATCAATAATTCAGGCCAAAAAGCCAAAGCATTTGCATGGGATACATATTCAGATCAGCGGATCAAAAAGGATGTGGTAGATTTAAATTATGGCCTGAATGAAGTGATGAAATTACGGCCGGTTAGATATAATCAATACGATTCATTAATCACTAATAATCAGATTTTATTGACAGATTCATATAAGGAAACAATAGGATTTATTGCGCAAGATGTACATGAGATTGTACACGAAGCGGTGACAAAAGGATCACAATCGGAATTGTGGGGAATGGATTACAATAAATTGGTGCCTGTATTGGTCAAGTCAATTCAGGATCAGCAAGGCGAAATTGAAACATTAAAAAAACAAATTGCGATTTTGCGCAATGATTTATGCTAAATTTGTACAAATCAAATCAATAAATACAATGACTAAAAATTATGCTGAATTGTTCGTGGTAGTAGGTGCCTTAAATCATTTTGCACAAGGCGGTAAAACCAAAGGACAAAAAAAATTAATCAAGATCGCAGAGAGATTGAAGCCAATTTTGGATGAATACAATGAAAAGGCGGAGGAATTGCGATTGGACAATGCATCGGTTGACAAGGATGGTAATTTGATCCTAAATGAAAAGGGAGGATACCAATTCACAAAAGAAGGTGCAAAGAAGTTGGCACAACAATCAAAAGAATTGAATTTATCATCATTTGATTATGAGCCAATCAAGGTATTAAATCCGGAAGGATTGGAAATTTATGATTTCTTATCAGGATGGGTTGATGGTGTAGAATTTAAATTAAACATAGACGATGTCGAATTATAGAAATGTAACACCAAGTGAATGCACATATTCATGGGTGATTGTTCAGTTAGATTGCGCACCAAATTACGATGGTTTGCAGGATTATGTTGTCAATGTACATTGGCGATATGGCGCACAGTTTGAATCGTATTTCACCGACATGTACGGATCACAATCATTTACAGAGGTTGCCGGGCCGGATTTCACACCATATGCTGATTTGACTGAAAGCCAAGTAATTGGATGGTTAGAAGGTGTTTTGGATGTGCCACAAATGCAGGATCAATTGGCAAATACAATTGAATCATTGGTAAATCCGCCAATTGTTGTATTGCCATTGCCATGGGAATCACCAAATCCGTAATTGAATGGTTTTTAACGGAACAAACATCATCATTTATGACAATGATATTGCCATAGGCCATTCGACAAATGCATCATTGCAAATGTCATTGGATGTGGCTGAATGTTCCAATAAAAATTCCGGTGGATGGTATGAAGCCATTGCCGGCAAAAGAACGGCCAAATTACGATTGGAAGGATTGGTTGATTATTCAGATCAATTCAATTACGAAGAATTGGTAAATCTATTGATCACGCGTAAATACACAAAATTTGTGTTTCAGGGCGCATCAATGTTTTATTTTGGTGGTGGATATGTCACAGATGTTGAACAGGTTGCAGAGGCTGAAAATGCTGTTTCATATGGTGTTGACATGATCATTGATGGCCGTGTTTATTTCGAGCCAAGATTGCCATGGAATTTGGTTTTCACCAATTGGGAAAATGTAAATATCGCGTGGCAAAATGTGTAATGATTTTATTTATATTTGTCAAAAATAAAACGGAATTAATTAACAAAAAATATGGCAACATCAGGAGTATTTAACGGCACCAATCTATTGTTGAAAGTAGAAGGAACAGTAGTAGGTCACACAACATCATGCACATTGTCTGTTTCAAATGACATGGCAGATGCAACAACAAAGGATTCGCAAGGATGGTCGGAATCATTGGCAGGATTGAAATCAGGTGAAATTTCATTTGATGGATTGGTTGATTATTCTGATGCTAACAATGCGGAACAATTATTGGATTTCTTAATTGCGCGCACACAGGTAACATGTGTATTTGGTACATCGGCAACAGGAGATTCAATTTATACAGCAGAGGGTTTCATTTCATCATTAGAGCAAACAGCAGAAATGGAATCAGCCGTTACATTCAGCGGTACAATTACATTGACAGGTGCAATTGCAAAATCAGTTAATTAATCTTAACTAATTGCTAATAAAAAATCCCTACATCATTAATTTGGTGTAGGGTTTAAATGTTTAAATCTAATCATAAATAAAATGCAAGTAAACGACAAACGCGGTTATTGCCAATTAGAAATTGGCGGTAAAATTCGCACATTACATTTTTCAATGAATTTTTGGGCGGCATTTGAAAATGCAGCAGGATTTTCAATTTCTGAAATTGATAAAGTATTAGGTGCCGGATTATCATTGACAACATTGCGCGCAATGATTTATGCCGGGATCCTTGCATATGATCAAGAAAACAAACAGATAGTTGATTATGATCAATTTGATGTCGGAAATTGGATGGAGGATTTAAATCAGGATCACATTCAATTAATTGTTGACACATTAATGCAATCACGAATTTTGGGCAATGATCTAAATGCAGGTGTGCGCAGAAATGTTGAAAAATCAACAAAAAACCCAAAGCCGAAAAACCCCTAACATGGAATTCCATGCTTGATTTTTATATCGGGCAGGTTGGAATTTCGCCGGATCAGTTTTGGATGAATACATGGAAGGAAAACGCGTTGTTAGGGGAATCATGGAGTGTAAACATAAATTTGCATTGGGAGATGCACAGATTCGTTTCAACAATGATTGTGAACAGCCAAGCTAAAAAAAGATCTCAAATCATATCACCTGATAAATTATTTCCGTTGCCACAGGATGTTTATTTGGATAAGGGATCACCAAAATCATCAAAGGAACAATTACAGGCATTTTTAAAACAAATTGAAAAAAGCCAATCCAAATAATGGGTTGGTTTTTTCTTTAATTTTGAATCATGGCAGAAAGAGAATTACGAATAAACATCAATGGCGATTCCAAAGGATTGGATAATGCCCTATCTGATGCACAAAGAAAATTGGTTGCATTCAGTAGTAAAATGAAAGACATTGGTCAAACTTTGTCATTAACAGTCACAGCACCATTAGTTTTGGCCGGAAGGGCAGCAATTAATTTTGCCAAGGATTTTAATGAATCAATGAACAAAGTTGATGTTGCATTCAAATCATCAGCCGGTGAAGTTCAGGCATTTGCAAAAACAACATTGCGATCATTTGGTATTGCCGAAGGATCCGCATTAGATATGGCAGCCAATTTTGGTGACATGGCCACATCAATGGGATTAAGTACAAAGCAGGCAGCCGACATGTCAAAACAATTAGTTGGATTGGCAGGAGATTTGGCATCATTTAAAAATATTTCAATTGATGTTGCCAATACAGCATTGACAGGAATTTTCACAGGTGAAACAGAATCGTTGAAGCGATTAGGTATTGTGATGACAGAACAGAATGTTGAAATGTGGGCATTCCAAAATGGAATCAAAAAAGCATTCAATGAAATGTCACAGGCCGAAAAAACCATGACACGATTCCAATACATCATGGCGATGACAACAAATGCGCAAGGTGATTTTGAACGAACAGGTGGTGGTGTTGCCAATCAAATGCGAATTTTGGGTGAATCGTTAAAACAAATCGGTAATGAATTTGGACAGGTAATGTTGCCAACAGTAAATAAAATTGTTAAAGCCATGAACAGTTTTATTACAAGTTTATCAGCAACATCAGATGGTACAAAAACATTGATTGTTGTTTTGGCATCATTAGCAGCCGGAATTGGGCCGGTATTATTTGGAATTGGTTTATTATCAAAAAATATTGTTGAAGGATTTGCAGTTGCATCAAGCGCAGTTAAATCACTATATGCTTTAATCCTTGCAAATCCATTTACAGCATTGATCACAGTTGTGGCCGCATTAACAGCAGGATTTGTTGCATATACAGGAATTTTGAATAAGCAAAAAACAGCAGCGCAGGAAATGGTTGCTGTAAATCAGAAAGCGACAGAAAGCATTGCAAAAGAAAAAAATGAACTTGAAAGATTAGTTGGCATTGCAAGAAATGAACGCGTTTCCAAGGATGAAAGATTAAAAGCCATAAAGGCAATAAATAATGTTTCGCCGGAATACCTTAAAAACATAACATTAGATTCAATAAATACAGATAAGGCCAAAAAAGCTATTGATCAATATAATGCATCATTGTTGAAGAAAGCAACAACACAGGCGGCAATGGCGCGTATTGAGCAATTAACAGGTGAAAATTTAGATTTGCAGACAGGAAAAGTTAATGCAAATATGAATGCACATCAATTATTGAATTATGCATTGTATAAGGCAACAGGAAATGTTAAATATTTAGCCAAAGCAGGTGCCGAATACACATTGCAATTAGATAAACAAATTGCCAAGAATAAAGAATTAATTGCGCAGATTGCAAAAACAGCAGGCATTGATTTAAATAAGGTTTCGCCAACAGAAACAACAAAAGCACCGACAACACCATATGATCCGAAGGCAGAAAAGGAAGCAGAAAAGGCAAGATTAAAAGAAGCAAAAAGGAAACAGGATGAAATAACAAAAGCCGGAGAGGATGCGCGCGCGGCATATGAAAAGAATTTGGCAGATATTGCAAAAGTAAATCAGGAAGCGGCAGATTATAGTGCATCATTATTTTTAACTCAAAAAGACAAAGAATATGAGGCATTAAATTCATCATTTGATGAGCAGATAAATTTGCGCAGAAAATTTGGCCAAAGCACAATTGATGTTGAGGATGCATACAGATTGCAAAAGAAAGCATTGGATGATAAATGGAATGCCATTGATTTGCAAAATATTACAGATGCAGGTGCAGAACAGGAAGCGCAATTGCAATTCCAAGAGGAAACACGATTAAAGAATTTAGAATATTACAAAGAGCAAATTGCCAATAGTTATGCACAATTAAGAGATACAACAGCATCAATTTTCACAGACATTGGAAATTCAATTTTAAATGCATTTGGGCCGGCAACAACAATTTTGGAACAGGTTGCAATGTCAATTGCGCGTGTAATGGTGCAGATGGGTGCAATGGCAATTGCTGATAAGTTATTTGGTGCAAAGTCTATTAAAACAAAGCAAGCACAGGCAACAGCGGATTCAATTAAAGTTGGTACGGCGGCAGCGGTTGCAGCAGGGCCGGCCGGTTTAGCATTATTGGCACCATTTATTGCATCAGCGGTTGCGATGACAACAGGTGCATTTGCAGCCGTTCCAAAGTTTGCAGCAGGTGGTATTGTATCGGGGCCAACAATGGGTTTGATGGGTGAATATCCGGGCGCAAAATCAAATCCGGAGGTTATTGCACCGTTGAGTAAATTGCAGGGAATGATTGATAATGGATCAGGTGGTAATATGAATTTAACCGGCGAATTTGTTGTTAGAGGTCAAGATTTAGTATTGGCATTACAACGCGCAGAAAGACAAAAAAATAGAATAGGATAAAATATGGCATACGGTGTAAAATACAGGTTAACATTCGATGATGTCAGAGGCATCAAAAAACGAATTGACATTTTGAAAAAAGATTACAGCGGATCCATTTTACCAATGGTTTGCACAGGTAATCCGGTTGAAATCGAATGGAAATCTGATGATGATGTTTATGAGCCATTAATAGGATCATCATGCACAATCAATTTGATGGTGACTGATTCGGTATCATATGATAATTTTTATGAATACGATGAACGCGAATATCAGGTAAAAATTTACTTTGAATCATCAGAAAACACATATTCTTTGTATTGGATGGGTTACATGACAAATGACATGTACACGGAAGCCATGACAACAACACCATATACATTCAGCATCAAGGCCATTGATGGTTTAGGTACTTTGAATGCATTTGATTCATGGATGCCGGGAACAGATGTTTATGAAGCCACATTATGGGAATTCATTTGGCACAATTTGACATATTTGGATTTAGGTTTTGACATTTGGATTTCAAATGACATTCGGATTTTTGATCAGTCAGCATGGAAAAATGTGTTTACTGATGTAACCGTAAACAAATCAACATATTTCCATAAATCCTATGTGATTGATGATGCAAAGAATGTAATCAGTTCAATATTGAAGGGATTTAATTGCCGTATATTCCAAGCATATGGCCGTTGGATTATTGCGAATGCATCATCATATGGTGATCAACGAATCATTGAAGGTGTGCAGGCAGGAACATATACAGGATCCGGAATATTGACAGCCAAACAAGGATTTTTGAATGGTGGATCTGAAAACATTAAATTTTACATTTACAATTCATCCGGAGTTGAAACAGGTAATTTGACTGATAATTTTATTAGAATAGCACCGGATTACTTTGCATTGGTTGGAAATGATTTAGTGCGCAAATTGGATCGGCCTGTTAAAAGGTATCAGGAAATTGTTGACATATCGCAAAAGAATTTGGATCTGAATGAAAATGCATCATTTGAATTTGCATTGGTTGAAGGTTGGCAAATGCCATTCGGTGCAGGAACAATTGACAATAATCCATTTGCAGGAAGGCGCGCATTTGTGTTTAGTGAATACACCACAACATTGGGATCATACACAAGAAAATTGTATTCAGATAATGTGGCCAATGTTGTAAAAGGTGAACAATATCAGGTGTTGATTTCGGTCAATTTAAATTCGGCATCCGGTGGTGCCAATGGTGCGCGGTTGCCATGGTACATGCGCGTGTTCCAATCGGGAAATTATTATTATTGGAGTGATGTGAACAAAACATGGGGAACATCAGGATCCATTTTATGGAATGAATTTAGATTGGATGCCAAAGGTGAATGGGAAGCATTGAAAGCCACAGCAGGTGAATTGACAGTTGATGGAACAATTGATATTGGTTTTGGAATTCCATACATTGATGCCGCAGGATCATTCGTTGACACACACATTGATAATTTTGCAGTTCGTAATATTGACAAGGAAATCAATAATTACAATGAGGTTTTATTTATCAGGGAACAAACATCATCACAGATCACAACGGATGTAATGGAACACGAAGGTGTTAAACAGGCCAACATTGGTGATGGTATATTTTGGGGCCAATTCAAAAATCAGCCGGCATTTAAGCGATGCAATGACACAACACCAAAAACGATTGAACAGATTGTTACACAGCAACGATTGAATGATCATCGGACATATTCCAAATCATATGAAGGAACATTATATGGCAATTTTGGATATCTGGTAATGACATTGCAAAACAAAATATATTTTAAATGGGCCAATTATCAAGAATCAGATTCATGCATAATTGATTCAATGAAATACAATGTTAAAGCCAACACATATGATGTATTGTGCCATGTGCCTAATAATTACACAGATGTTGCATCAACATTTAGGGTTTCGTATCAAGAATAGTTTTTCATAGTAGGGTAAGGTTGTAAATGGTACGGCCATTGGCTGTATCATTTATTGATTAGGTTTAGTTGTTGTTTGAAATGGCCATTGACAATGTTGGTGGCCATTTTTGTTTTTTGCATTTATTATATGGCTAATTTTGATAAACCAAAAACAAATTTTATGAAAAATGAAAAAAAGTGGGATAACATAAAGCACCATTTTTTCACATCATCATTACCATTAAATATTTTTTACCAAGAGCATTGGGAATTGTACGGATACAAAAATGCAAACATGTTCCGGAAGGCATTAATCAGCCATAACATCACAGTAAAAGAAAGAACAAAGTATTTAATGGAAAACAAACGATCGGTGCCAATTAAAATGGATCCGGTGGATTGGGATTCATTGGATGATTTCGGCATTGCACCTTCAGTCGGACAGGAATACACATCAGCACAATTACCGGGCCATATAAAGAAGGTTGGAATCATGTCTGATGTACATTTTCCATTTCATGATTTGGATGCCTTAAAGTGCGCAATAAAGCATTTTAAAGAACAGGAAATTGATTGCCTGTATTTGAATGGTGACATATTCGATTTCTATTCAATCAGCCGGCATGAAAAGGATAAGGATTTACGCGATTTTGCGCGTGAAGTAGAAATGTGCCGACAATTCATGTACAAATTGCGCGATATATTTGGCCACATTCCAATTTACTACAAATTAGGGAATCATGAGGATCGGTATGCGCGATCATTACAAATGCAAGCGGAAGAATTCGCACAGATCCATGATCTACAATTTGAGGTATTTTTTCATTTGGATCGGTTAAAGTACGAAGTAATTGATTCATGGCGCGGAATGGAAATGGGTGATTTATTGGTATTACACGGTCATGAATTGTATGGTGGTGGTGGAGTTAATCCAAGCCAAAATTTATTCAACAAAACGATTTGCAACACATTGATCGGCCATGTGCATAAGACATCAAGCACAATTAAAAAAACCGGATTTAAACAATTCATTCACACATACAGCACAGGTTGTTTGACAGCATTATCACCAAAGTATATGCCGTTCAGCCAACACAATCATGGGTGTGCCATAGTTGAAATAAACGAAGGCAAAACAAAGGTTTCCAACATCATGATCAAGAATGGAAAAATAGTTTAAATTTGTAATGTGTTTTATTGGTTAACAAAATTGGCATCCGCATTGGGTGCCTTTTTTTTATTTTTAAATATTTTTTAAAATATTTTAAAAATGTTTAGGATATATC